GCGCCGAAACCAACCGCTCCAACACCTGCTACAGAGAATGCACCAGCTAAACCAACGACGCCACCACCTAATACACCAACGGCATTAAGTACCGCCATAATAGCCGGAACTAATCCAGCAATTACTGGTATTAACGCTTGTATACTAGCAATCATTAAACCTTTGACTTGTTGTGCGAAGATAGTACCGAAAGTTCTAATATTTGATGCGATGCCATCCATTGTTGATTGATACTGATCTAACGCTCTTTTACCAGCAGTCAACGCTACTTGCATTTTCGTCATTCCAGTTGTATCAAAATCTAATTTAACAGTGTGTTTGCGCCAACCAGCTAACATTGCTTTAGAAGTCGCAACATTTCTTTTTAATCCGCTTGCGTCGCCATCAATTTCAACTTTTTTACGTCTGATATTCGATAGTTCTACTTTAACAAACGATATGACTTGTTTCACTTTGCTAGCATCTGCATCGATATTAACTTTATGTTCTCGCCATCGCTGAGCCATCGATTTAGCTCGCGTTAACTCTCTTTGGTAATCTCTTATGTTAGCTGTAACTTCTGTCTTGATTTCGTCCGGTATATCAGTTTTAGCCATACGTTGAGCAGTTCTCATATTCCTTTTAAAATCACTGATTATAGCTGTAATACGAGCTAGAAAATTCTTTTCCATGCCTAACCTCCTTTATGACTTGTTTTTAAGCTGTTAAGGAACTTGCGAGTCCCTTGTTTTTGTATTTCTCTTTTACGTTTGTTTTTAGCTAGCTCACGCTGTTTCATTTTTTCATATTCGTCTTCTTGACCACGAATAATATAATGTTCTCTTTCGTTCTGCCTAACAAAACGTTTTAGTGATTTACCAGCTTGAGCGACCGCATTATATTGAGCGCCGTACAACGCGATGTCCCTTTGGTCAATCAATGCTTGTCTAGCGCCAATAATCCAGTCATTCCATTCGGCAGGTAGCATGCTCATTAGCTCGTCATTACTCATATAACCTATGTAACGACTTGTCATCTGCCTTATTTCCGAATAGTCTAATAAGGTGCTACGGTCATGATTTCTTTGTAGTTGTTCTTCATCATCTCGATACCAGCTTTCGCGCCCTCTTTCTCGTCTTCTTTGGCTAACGATGGCGCTTGGTTCATCTGTGTCCAGAATAGACGTGATTTCTGCTTGAAAAAACCACTATTATTCATTACGTCCAACGCACCTTGTAATAGATTTAACGTGTCGTTTTCTCTTTCGATGATTTCCATGATTTCCGCTTCAATATCTTCTCTTTTAGGTGCGCTTTTACCTAGATAAGCTGTTGCGCATTCCCAAAAGTCTACAATTGCCACTGTGTCACGCTCTAATAAAGCGTTATAAACATTAGTAAATCCTGAGGTTTTTTGTTTTCTACCTTTGTTATCTTCTTGTTCAGTTGCAAATTTTTTAGCGGTTTTATCGAACATAAATGTTGCTTTTGCTTTCACTTCTTCATTGTTAATCGTTAATGATGTAATTGGATTAAAAGTTGTTTCAGCCATATTAAATACCTCGTTTATCGTTATTTTGTACAAAAAAATAGAGGGCTTATGCCCTCGTTAATTACATACTTAAATCGCTACTGCCAGCAGTTGTTTTTTTAGTTCGGTTTTCATAACTATCTTCGTAAGCGTTCATGTCTTCGAATTCAACAACTGGAGCCAATGCGCTAGGGTTAAGCCATTCTTTTGGTAAATCGTTGATTGTACCGTCTGCACTATTGAACTTAACTTTCGCTGTGATTTCGATTTTGTTATCTTCGTCATCAAATGACCATTCGTGCTCTTCGATAACTACATATGCGAATACACCGTGATGTTTGCCATCGCGTTTTTTAGTTTCCCAAATCCAAACACGTAATTGTTTGAATTGCTTAACCGATTCTTTTAATGCTAATTGACCTTTATCTCCCGGAACGACATCAAGCGTTAACTTGATTTCTTCTTCGACAGAGTTACGGCTATAATCTTTCTTACCGCCTTGAATGATTTCAGCAAGGTCATTACTGATAGTGTGCCCACCCTCTGCTAAACTACCTAAAAGCGTTGCTTCTTCGATAGTTAGCTTCTTAGCTAAATCTTTATCAGCGATTTGGAGAGCGACAATATATTTATCCTGCGCCATTCGTTACACTCCTTTGTAATGTGTTATGTCTGTATTTAAAAACAAGCCGAATGATACCGTGTTTAGTGTACTGATCTATGTCAGTAATAACTTCTTGTGTATCAATCCGACTTTTAATGAATGAATAATAATCAATTTCGATTTCGTTATTTAAGACGAAGCCTAAAAATTGAATTATTTGTGATGCCTCATCTCTATTACGCGCTTGACTATAAACATGCAATGTGATGCCGACATCTTCGACCATGCTCGTGGTCGTTTCTTTGTTAGTGACGTTTGTTTCACCCACAACGATATATGGGTAAACAGCGTCTTTTTGAACGCAATCAAAAACCCTACCGTCCAATTGTTTTTGGATAATAGGGTTACTTTTTAATTTGTTATATACTTTGTTAAATAAGTACCGTTCAACTGATACCCACATATCTTAACCACCTCACGAAAAATACTTATTAAAGAATGCTCGCCCAGCGTCTATTGCCGGCTCCCAAAAAGGTTGAGCATGTTGTCCTTTAGTAGTGTGCCAATGTCCGTCTGCGTCTTTGTAACGCCACGGGATATTCTTTGCACGACTACCACCTGGACCGACTGCGTATCATCTTGTTATCGTAAAGGCTTTTTATCCTTTACTTCTTACAGTCACCTGTAAGTTCGGCGTACATTTTCAACCAATAAAAAAGACAACCATTATTGGTTGTCGGACACTCTTGGGAAGATTATATTTATTCACTTCCTACGCTCTACAGTGCTCAATAGCCTTTCGCAATCTATTAAGTTACCTCGGTGTTATCTTTTCCAGAATTGTCTTTGTCCTAAAGGTCTAACAACAGCGTAACCTTTATCACCACGAGCAATCCTTGCATATATTGTGTTAACTGATATTTTGTATATTTTTTCTAATTCTTGCGGCGAGTACTTAATACCATCTAGGAATACCCATTTATTGCTAGTTCTGTTTTTAGCTTGTTCATTCCTTGTTATCCAAGTACAATTTGAAGGTTCGTAGTTACCGTTAATATCTTTTCTTTCAATAGTTAAGCGTTCATTGTAACCATTATTATATGCCCAGTCATAGAAATTTTTATAACTATTTTTCCATTCTTCACAGATAGTTATTCCTCTAGCACCATAATTTTTGTATCTATCGGAATTTGGTTTATAGCAACGTTTCTTCATATTTTCCCATATATAATACAGTCTAGAATCTGTATCACCATGAGTTTTTTTAGCCTTGCTTGTCGCTATCTTTTGTAAGCATCCACAACTTTTGGAATAACCTGTTGTTATAGATTTTGCAGATTTAACTGCAGTATTTCCACAATCACACTCTACTAACCAATACAGGTATCTATCTCCTTTAGGTGGATTGTGAATCCTTACTGGTTCTATGACTTTTAACATATTGAATTTTTTGCCTGTCAAGTCTCTAAAATTACCTTCAAAAACTTCGCCTTTAGAATTGGTTAGCATAACATCACTCCTTATGGATATTATACCAAACCTTCATCGTATATACCAGTCGATATTTTACATATAAGACTTTCACCGATTTTGCCCGATTTTTAACTTACCATTACTGATAAGTGGGACATACACACTACCCCTGTACCGTAGTTGACGTACACTGCATACTCACTACCAATATTAATAACACCAGTAAAACCGCCGTCTTTAAAGTCCATTGTTACACTTTCTCTAAGATATCCGGTATCAACTGGCATTAATGAAATGATTGTATTGTGAATCTTAGCAGTAGTCTTTGCTATACCTCGTTTGACCCATCGCTCCATGTCTCGCTCGTAATTTTCCAACTCTTTTACTAAGTCCCAATTACCATACTTAACCTTTGCCAATAGATCGCACCCTCAATCTAGTTAAATTGATTTCATGTTGTCCGCCTTGGTCGACCGGTTCGCCTACAACTTCGTACGTTTTACCCTCGTAATTAAATAAAGTTTTGTTTGTTATTGGTATGTGATACGGCGTATATAGGTTACGGTCGAAGTCTTTGCTCATTTGATGAAATTTGAGTGTCTCGCTTGATGTAGGCGTATCCATAAATCCTTTAATTGTTTCGTTACTTTTAAAACGCTCGTATTCTTTAGGAAATGTTCCTGCAACTTCAACCTCTCCAATTTCAATTGTGTGCGGAAACTCATCAAACGGATTAAACATATCGCTTACCCCAACTTAACTTACGATAAGGCATTAGATAAGCATAAGCACTACTAGGTATGTCAGTTACATAGGTATAACTCACGTTGCCCATCGTGCGCGCTGAGATATTGCCAGTTGTACCAAACTTGATACATTCAGCAATAAACTTCTTAACACCCGACGGCACTTCTTTGTCATCAAACTTCTGATTACAATAATCTTCTGCAACACCTTTATATTCTTCAATAAGATATTCGATCTGCTCATCGTTAGACGAATCATTGAGTGAAAGTCCATTAATCATTTTGACGTCTTTTGCGTCCATTACTTAACACCCTCTAAAACTTTGATAAGCTCGTCTTTTTTCATATCACTATACCCTTTAATTTCACGCTTTTTAGCAAGTTCTTTTAATTCTGATACTTTCATATCAGATAAACTTTTTTGCTCGTCAGCGCTCGCCTCAGACTGTTCTACTTGCTTGTCTTCAACAAGTTTAATAGCGATTAAATTACGGCGGTTGTTTGTTGTAGATAATTCAGTGAATCGTTCTTCTGACACTTCTAATCCATCACGTGGGTAAGTGTCTCCCACTTGATATTCATGTCCGTTGTCTTGTGCATCTTCAAAACGTTCGATTACTTTATACATACGTCACTACCTCCCATTACATTTCTAAGCTTCCAGAACCTTTAGTGATTTTCACTGCTTTAGATTCATCATATAAATATGCTACATAGTGCTTATCACTGTATAATGCAGTTGTTTTTGTTGATGCGTCACGCGCTACTTCTAAGAAGAAATCACGTTTCAAGATTAATTTAACTGCACCTTTTTTAGCTAAAATAGCTGTGCCAGCTTCTAACTTATTAGTACGTACAATGATAGCACCTAGAGCTTCGCCAAACGCACCTTTAACGATGATGTCATCGCCTAATTCGGTTGCACGTGTAAAGTTAGTTGATGCATCTCCGCGTAACTTACCAGCATCAAGTGGATTAACAAATAAAACCATTGGTTCTAAGTCTTCATCGTTAAATTTGTCGATTGCTGATTGTAAGCCGTTTAACTTAGTGATGTCCGCATTAACAGTAAGTTTAGCTCCCATTAAAGCCTCTAATACGTCATTGTCAACTTTGTTAGCATGTGCTAAACCGTGTTGACGTACTTGTTCGCCTTGAGGGTCTCCGTAACCACTTAATAAAGCCTCATCTGTGATAGATGTACCTTTAGCAATTTTACGGATTTTAGCCTCACGTTTTTTAGTTTCTAAGATGTCAGTAGGGATTTTTTCGCCCTCTGCAACTACTTGTGCATCTCCGCTATAAACGAATGCTGGGAATGTCAAAGTGTCTCCCGGTTGTCCTTGTAATGTGCTATCTACTTCTGCAAATGAAGCGAAACGCAATTTCTTTTCGAGTTGCGCTTGCATCATAGGCGCTAGTACTTCTGGAATGATTTGATTACTTGTTTTAGTAACTCCTTGTGGCATGTTTATACCTCTTTCTTTGTTTAATTTTGATTAACTAGTTTTTCGAATGTCTCACGATCGTTCAAATACAATTCGTTACGTTCAGCGACACTCATGTTGTCAAACTTTTCTTTCGTTACACTTGAGTCCGGATTACCTCCGCCTTGTGGTGTTTTACCTACAGGCTTAGACGACGCAAATAAATAAGGTTTAGACTCTTTAAGCGTTTCAATCGCTTTGTCTAAACCTTTTACAGTGCCGTCGTCTACTAATTCCAGTTCATCTTTATTGATGAATGCTAGAATGTCGTTAGCGTCATTTGCTTCTTTAGCAACCGCTAACTTAACTGCGTTATTAAGTTGTGTTTCTTTATACTTTGTCTCCAACTCTGAATTTTGATTCTTTAATTCTTCGAGTTCTTTTTGAATCTCGCTATCATCTTTAACAGAGTCTTGCAATTTGACAATTTGTTCATCACGTTTAGAAATCTCTTCTTTCAACTCTTCAATTTCGGTATTCTTGTCGTTCAGTCTCGAACGTGGTACCATTCCCGATTTTGATTCGTCAATCGCATCAATTACCTTCTGCTTGTCGATTTCTCCGTCTTTAAATTGTCCTAACAATGTGTATAAATCCATTTAAACTACTCCTTTTTACGAGTTTTACGTGCAACGCCACGAAGAATTTTGGTATAAAAAGAAGCAGTTTAACGACATGCTAAGGTCGAGTAGTAAACTACTTTCTTTTACGTTTATATTTCTCCCACTCACGATAAGTCATTTGTGGTATTACTTCGGTTGTGCCATCATCTTTACGCACTCTCGTTGTACTAGGCAAATCATCTTCATCAATGTAATACATAAGCTTACAACGACAGTTGATGTTTTCTTTTGCACTATTCACACCAACAAACAACTTAGGCGCCTGTCCAACGCAACCGCTCGACTTGAACGGTTCGTCTATTTTCTTCTTAGCACCGTCTAGATGTCTGTGTGTGTCTCTTGTACGTGTATCTTTAGTAGCTTGCCAATACTTATACATCTGTAAGCCATTCTTTTGAGCTACCAATGCACTATCGAGTCCAGCTTGAGACATCGCTCTGCCCGCTTCTGTACGAGCTACACGCAACGATTGAGCTTTAGACATACCAATATCATCACGGATTGCTTTCGCTATTTTAGAGTAGCCCTCTCCGCTCATAATGCCTTGTGTGATATGTAAGCGTATCTTTTTCAGTACTTCATCACGATGTTTTTGTAGTGTTGGCATTAAACGAATGAACTCAATAGGTTGTTCAATAGCTGATTTGATTACCTCTTTACTCGGAACATCAAACTGCATAGATGTTTGACTCGCCATTTCATATAAATAAAGGCTCATAAGGAATTTTTCTATATAAGCATCTTCTTGTGACTTCTGAATCATCTTAGCTACTTGCCTATAGTCATCAGTCAACATTGTACCTATACGAGTTAACTCCTTATTGAGCCTGTTGTATTTATTGAATTCAGTCCATGTAACATACACATCATCATTTTGATATTTCTCAAACATATCTGCGATGATTTGTTTTATCTCTTTAAGTCGATTAGCAAATAGTTGTTCTATAGGCTTCTCAGCTTTAGAGATTAGACTGTCGATATACTCATCAATATCATTCTGATTCTTTATTGTTAGATCTTTCTTGTTGTTGGGCACCGTCAGCACCTCCGTCATCTAAATTAGGCAGTTGCTTGTTGTACTCCATTTGTTCTTGTTCTATTCGTTCGAGTTCTGCTTGCAAATCTTCGACAAACGGGTGATTTTCTAATACTGTTTCATGGCTTACAATTCCCATAGATTGTTGAGCTGTTTGTACTTGTAATTCTGTGTTCGCTACTTTGTTGTAGTTGAAACTAATATCGACATCTTTATGTTCTCCTTTGATATCGAAGTGCTCAAACACAAACCAAAGCAACTCCTGTATAGCAACTTTAGCTTTGCGCGCTAACTTATCTGCTTTCAAGTTTAAGTTAGTATATAAAAACTCCAACGCAACCCCACTTGGAGCCGAACCGAATTTGTCAGAACTAAAGTCAACCGCTTGACCAAACAACATTATTTTTTGATATAACTCATCTAAATACTTTTTACTGTTTTCAACTGGTACTTCTACCTGTATTGTGTCGACACCCCCGTTATCCGATACTTTTATCGCCCCGTAATAACGTAGTAACCGTTTGAATTCTGGCAACTCTTGGTCATCATAGTTCGTTAATACATACGTTAATTCGTTTGAATCTTTAAAAGTATTGGATAAATCGGATAATCGCCTGTTATAAGCATCAATCAATGTTTTATACATAAATATATCTGATATTTCTAAATCGTTATTTTTGAATGGAATAAATGGAATCTTACCCCATGACCCTGTACTAAAATGCGTTTTTGAATTCTCCAAATTGTTAGATTAATCCGGAATAAGCGAGCCGTTTTCATAAACGTAGTAATTAACAGTTACTTTATCCCAGTATTCAACTTTAGTTTCATTTTCCAATTTATACATCCTGATAAACGCCTCTAATTCTTCGTGCTCTTTATCAGTCCATATAGGAATACCTTGTTCCGCCGGTACTCTAAATAGCTTAAATTCTCCCTCTTCATCAAGGTAAGGGTGCAACCATTCAATACCTTTATTGCTGGCTCCTGTTAGTACACTGTGTAACTTATCATCGAATCTATTGCCCAAAACTTCATCAATACGTTTAACTACTTCATCATCTGTATGTTTAAAAGCGATAGGCTTACCTACAATATAAGAAACTTTTTGATCTACTAGGTTAGCATGGAAGTTGGTAATCATTCTGTCATCTGGTTTCAATGGGTCAACTGCTCCTGTAGCATCAACTGGCTTAGGTTCCTTAACAATATCAGGACGTTGCTCATAATATTCTTGACCGATTGAGATTTCAGGTAACTTCTCCAAATGTTGTTTTATATATCTGACAATCATTTCTTCCAGTGTTTCTGGCTTATTGTTAGTCCTCACAATAGCATCAAATATTTCTGTTTGTGTTGGTTGGCTAGGGTACAAAATATTACCTCCTTTAATTAAAGCCTGTGCCACTTGGCTTATTAGCTGTATAAACTGCATATCTTAACGCATCTAATGTGTCATCGTTTAATTTAACTGGTTCGTCTGCATTATCTTTCCAAACGTAGTTGTATATTTCTTCTTTAAACAAACTAACTTTTTCTTTGATAATGAATATTTTATTTAACTTGAATAACCTAGAAATAACTTCAATGCCAGCAATAACGGCTTTGTCAGCATATCTTGCTTTTATCTTCTCTCTTCTAAATCGTTCAATATGTTCAGGTCTAGCTGTATCACAATAAAAAAGAATATCGCCATGCCTTTTTATAACTCCTTTTGCAATAGCTACCCAGTCATCTATTTCTTTATGTCTGTGTGCGTGTTCTTCAATAACGTACTTGTTTCCGTCGAAGTCTTCCGCTACAACCATAATAGAACCATAATGCTCATATCCCCAGTCGACGCCTGCATATTTCCTTTTTATTTGTTTAGTTTTAAATTCTTCTTCTGTGATGTAATGAACTTTTTCTTTGAAATCTTTATATACAACACCCTCAGCAGAAACCCACTTACCATAAATGTCACGATCTGTGAACATTCCTGTTGGTGTACTCGCTATAATCGATTCAATATATTCTTCATCTAAAAATGTATTGTCGAACAAAGTAAATTGAAATGCTTTGATATTTAGTCTTCCATTCGATAATCGTTGACCACTCTTATCAATGTAATCTTTTTTAACTGGATGCATTGGGTTTTCGGGGTTTGTATCAATTAATATTCTCGCGCCTTTGTAACTACAACGTGAGAACACTTCTTTAATAAACATATTGTGTAATGCTGTTCCCTCATTTAAAAAAGCACCTGCTGAAGTAAAACCACGCGCTTTTTTCCATGCATCCGAGTTTTGTCCGTCGAATACATACACTTTATTACCAAATATTTTGACTGCGTTAGATTTATCAAGTGTCAACTCTCTACCTAGTATTAACTCCATATCATCTAGTATGTTACGTCTGATAGATGCTTGTGTCGCTCCTCCGATAATGAAGTTAAGCCCCTTGTCTTTATAAGTAGCTATGTGCATTAAAAAAAGCAGGATAAATACATATGTTTTACCTGCCCTCTTCGCACCACTCGCTATTAATACTTTGGGTTTATCGTTTATGAAGCAGTTCCAGACTTCTTGTTGTTTCGGGTTTAACATTTCATTAATCATCATTAACACCCGCTAACTTAATAAGTGCTTTAGCAACTTCTGCTTCTTGTGAATTATTTTCTGATTTATCCATTTGATCGATTTTTTTCTCAAGCATCTTGATTTCAGTTTCAATCTTTTTATTAGTCAGAACTTCATTGCCTAACGTCATTCTATTCATGCCGTCCAAACTAGCGAGGAATGCATCAGCTGTCGCTTTCTTCACTCCCTCTATTTCAATATCGTTCTTCGCTGTATTCTTTAGCCACTCATACTCTTCAAAAGCCTTTTGGCGTGTCCATTTTGATTGCTCAGCTACTTCTTGACGCAATTTTTCGTACCTTCCGGAAACCTTCCGATTTTTAAAAAGTGTACTCGCTTCTTTATCTAGATATTCCCCGCTCTTACCTTTAGTCGAATACCCTGCGTCAATATATGCTTTCCGTTGGCTCTTGCCCTCTATGAGTCCTAGCACAAACTTTTCTTGCTTCGGTGTTAATTTAATCAATTGTTTTCACTGTATCACACGCCTTTATGTTAATTACTCTAGTTATTTAAATACAAAAATGCCCCTACATCTTGTGCAGGAGCTACGTTCAATAAATGTGAAAGGAGGAAAATAGTTATGACTCAAAATGCAAGAATTAAACTACCCACCATATAGGCAGGTAGTAAGTGATTAATAGCGTAACATATCAACTTTACATGTTTGTCACTTCTCAATCACATCGATGAGAACATCTAATGTGGCTATTACCCCACGTCTTAAGATAATTCTTACAATATCATAATATCTCGTTTTAGGTGTCAAAAACTGTCATTTTACTGTCAATTTTAGTATTCCCCTAATTCTTCGGCTAGTTTAGAGACTATTTTCTTCTTGATTCTATGCGCTGTACTTTCAGAGATGTGTATGTCATAACAAACCACAATTAAAGTCTTTTTATTAAAATAATACTCTTGAATGAATTCCCGTTCTTTCCTACTTGATGTGTTAATTATACGTTCAATCGCACTCTTAAACTCAAGAATTTTACCTCTTCGTATACTACAAAGATAATTAGTTACTGCCATTTCTGTTTTCGATGTATTAGACGGTACAAAT